ATCTAAACCTCTACCTACACCTCTAACACTTGCTGAAAAACCACCAATGGCTACTATTTCAGCCAACCATTCTTCTGCTGTAGGCCATTTAAATTCGTGTCCTTCTACTCCTGACTGTAAAAAATCAGTAAACCTTTCTTCCATTAACTCTACTGGAACCGATTGTATCCCTGCCTGTCTAACACCTTGCATAAATTTCCCAGGAGGAACATCTGGATTCTTTCGTATCAATGATTTTAATAGACCATGAACAGCACTCTCTGGTTTGCTTTTTAAAAAGGTTTTAAGCTCTTTACCCAAAAACGGGATAGCTTCACCAGACTGCTCACCCAACAATTCCAAGTAAGTTAATAAATATCCATCTACAATGGACTTTCCTAAACTCTTTTCATTACTGGACAATACTTCCAGTTTTCCATCTAATTTTCGATTCAATTCATAATCAGGTAGCAATTCTCTACTAACATTAGCTACTACCCTACTGAACATTTTTGGATCTACAGTTCTTGCAAGTGTACCAGTGGTTGCACCCACTACGCCTTTAACAGCCTTTAATCCAAACCTATCTGCACCTTCCTTAACTAACTTTTTACCTTGCTTAGATAAAACCCAATTCACTGACTCCTGTAATGCTTTTTGCCCTGCTTTTCTTCCAGTAGTATATGTACCAGCAGTCGTTGAAAATTCAACAGCATAAGCAGGGAGTTGTATCATTATATCAACAACCATTGCTCCAAAGCCACTATCTCGCTCCATTTCCAATTGAGCATTCATTACAGTAGCATAATCAGCCTGATCAGCAGTACCTCTTTGTATATCTTTAATAGATTGCAGAAGGTCTAATGCTTCATAGGCTTCAACTCCACCGCCTAAATATGGCAGTTTACTACCAAATTTTTTGTAATCTGTAAATGTCTCTTTTAAAGTGTTTAAAAATGTACGCTTTGGTTCAAGTATACCTTCGTCACTTAATCGCTTTTTTGCCTGTGTTACAGCCTTTGTTTCAAGGTCCTGTTCAGTATAAGTAGGCTCTTTGGAAAATGGGCCACGAATGACATTCCTATCTTCTGAAGTTTTAACCTGTCCAAGATCCTGAGCCACCTTATCGTATTCTTCCTGAAAGTATTGTGGAAATAATTGTTCGTATTGTTCGTATCGCTGTATGGTTTCATCAATGGATTTTGTGTTGTCCTTTGGTTCTACCACAGGCTTACCTTGTGGTTTCCAATCCATCATTTGTCTATTGCGATCAAAGTATCCAGGCTTGTATACTTTTTGCCTTACTGCCTGTTGAACCTCTTCTGGCTCGTTCTCTATCTGCTTATCTACTTTGTTTAATTGAGATAATACCTTATCAGGATCATTGGCATTAATAATAGATTCCTGGCGTTGTCGTTCCAGTTCCAGGTCATTAAATGCCTGGTCCAGTATATCGTCTAAAGTATTACGCTGTGGTTGTGGGTTAAAGGGATCTGCCATTATTTATTTTTCATATAATGGTCCATAGACAACCTTGACATATAGTATGCTTTTTTTGGATCTATTTTTCCTTCTTTACTTGGAAGATTACTATAAAACCTTGCAAACTCTCCTGCTTTGTCTCTATCAACAGTTTCTTCAAATGAAGATTGACTTGCACTTGCTTTTTCAGCCAAAGATAATTGCTTTTCTAAATCTTTTAATCTTTTTTGACCTGGTCGCATTTGCTCTGGCTTAAACAATGGAACACCTTTAGCATTGTACAAGTTTTGCATTAACTGCTTATACTCTTGTGTTAATCTTGTAATTGCCTGGTCACCAGTTTCTGGTTTAGCTTTTTTTACTTCTTCAGCGTAGGTTCTTTTTGCTTTTAAAGAATCGGATTCTTTCTTTATTGCTCTATCTTCTCTTTCTTTTCGTAATCGGGCAATTACTTGTTCTCTTTGATTTGCCATCATTAACCTCCAATTAAATCAGTGATAAATTGTTCTACTCTTTCCTTATTCCAACCTGGCAATAACATCATTTGTTTTTCAAAATCTTCAGTAGGCATTTGACCACTCATCAACTTTGAAACATAATCTTGAACAGCAGTAGCGTTTTTATTACCTGTTTTTTGATTATAAACTTCTATAGTTCTTGCATCATCTAATGTTAATGGACCTCTTGCTTCTCCAGTTTGTGGATCAAATCCACCTCCCTGGTATCTTGTCTCTCCTGATGGAGTTTGAAATGCTGTAGCATATCCATATTTTTTCATAGCATCTGTATACGATTGATCCTGGGATTTTATTTTTCCTGCTTTTGCACCATACAGATTCCCTGCTGTTTCCAATCCTGCCATAGCCATATTTACACCAGCTTGTCTACGTTCTGACTTATCCTGATCCATTGCCCTGGCGTAATCCATCTTTGCTTTAGACTTTGCCTGTTCTTCGCTTTGATAAATATCTCTTCCTGTATCGGTTACAGTTCTTCTTACATCTGCTTCAGCTTCTCGCAATCCTCTTTGTAATGCTACCGATCCACCCATTCCTCTATTGATTGCACTTCCTACCATTCTATTTCGTGCAACCTGGGCATTTCTTCCTGCTGTGGTCCCTACTTTATCCAAGATGTTTTTTTCCTGTGCCTGTGAAAGATTTCCTGATCGGGTTCTTTCTCTCATCATTTGCCCATATTTTGTCCTGGCAAATTTTGGTTGTAATAATCGTGATCCTGCCTGTCCTGCTTTTACAGCACCCTGGGCAATCATCATCATGGTCATGGGATCCATAACTTACTCCGTTTCTATTCTCATTCTCTCCACCGAGAAAGCATTGGTACTCGTTGGAGTGGTTAATTCAATTTCAAAATTCTTTCCATATCGTTTGATTGGAAACCTGTTTACGCCACCATCGGCTGTAATTGTTTTGGTAAAGGATGCAGAACCTGATCCATCCAGGTACAGATTAACAGTTAATGTATCTGTCCCTGTAAACTGCACCATCCCGTAGCGTAATAACTTTTTATTGTCCAGATCCAATCTGAACTTTTTACTTTTCCAGGCTGTTCCTACTGCTTCGTCTACATCAAATTTCTTTATATCGGTATCGGTATTATCCCAAGCTACAGGTCCACTATTTTCCCCAAAGGTAAGGAGATCCAGATTGGTAAATGTATCTACCTTTCTCCAGGTTTTTAATACAATATGGTATGCCCACACAACTTGTGTTGCTGGACTTCCGATGTCCCAGGTATACAATAATTCATTATCTTTTTGATTGTAGATTCCTTTTATATCTTTCTTACTGATTGCTGAATCAAATTGATCTTCAATCGGCAAGGATATTTTTTCCATAATAGAAGGCGTAGCATCTGCACTGGCTACTGTATTGGCATCTAACTTATAAATACCATCGTGATGTACAAAAAATACGCTATCATGGATCTCTACAATTCCTTCAGGAGCAATATTACCAATGTTAATTTTAGATTCTTTTCTTCTCCAAGTAGTCGGAGTAGCAGGATCTACAATATCCAGTACATAAATTGCCTGGGCTTTAAATACAACAAGTCTGCCAAATATTTCGGATAATCCTGTAATCTGACCACCTTCTCTGTCAGGGAAAGGAATCACATTGCTGACAGGTCGAACATCGTAAGCATTTAATTCACTGTAGGCTACCCAATCGTTTTGCTCTTCATTTTTACTTCCAGGATCCAATACAATATTTCCAAGAAACAACCTACCTTTTAATATTTTTCCAAATTGAGCGTTTATCTTAATCTTTTTTTCCTGGCCATAGGGATGTTCGCCTAACGAGGATAAACCCTTGTCTATAATGCTTATTTCGTTTACATCTGTGCCTACTACAGCCGATACATCTGCAAAGGTCGATACTGTTACATCGTCATCGGTCCAATTCCCAGCTTGAAACCCTTTATCTACCTCTATAAAAGTAAACCCTAATTGTTCATCCCAAAATGCGTACACTTTTTGAATGTCAAAAGTTCTGGTTACAACAGGACTAATTGGATTTCCATTCTGATTAAGTTCTGTTCCTGCTGTAAACTTTTTAGCAAGAACACTGCTTAATTTCATGGTTCCATCGGTATCTCTCCAGGGAGCCATAGTAAACGTTCCTGCTGTATCTTCACTGGGAAGAGGAATAATAACACCCATGTATTTTCCTGCAAATGCACCTTCACTTTTGGTGCTAATTTGTGTATTCCAGCCTGGTCCAATTTTTTCTTTAAATATTTTCCATGAATCATTGTGAAATCGACCTTTTATCGGATCATCTGTTTCAAACTGATACCATCCTGTCACTGTAGCTGTATCTGCTTTTATTGGATCAAATTTGCTATGCTCTTTTGCAAGGGTGGCATCCCCAGCAGATCCATCCCATCCCCTGACTACTGTTAAATCATTTCCTGATATTCCTGTTACTTTTATTCTTTCATAATCATCAGCATCATCATCGACATAGCTATTTGCTTCTCCAATCGAAAGATCTCTTTGCCCAATCTTATAAACAGTGTTATCGCTTACATTGATTACATTGTTCACAGTTATTGTAGTATCGGTAGCGTTTAAATCCTCGTTTAATGTGGCTCCTGTCTGTTCAAATCCTGTTATTGCACTAATTCGTTCTATTTTTTGTTTTTCATACGATCCAACTTTTAAAGCATATTCAAAGTTTCCACTACTCCAATCATAATAATTATTATCAGTAATGCTATTTTGGTCAGATGTAAGATTTTGTACAGTACCATCATTTAACCAATCTTTAATTGCATTGTCCTGGTCTTTTACAAAAGCAATGTTATCGCTAAATGCCTCTACATTCATTTTTAATTCTGCATCTGCTGAAGTAGTAGAGGTAACATCTGTATCTACAAATGTATAGGAGGTTATCAGTTTATACGTTTCATAGACTCCACTAATTTTTTCTGCACGATATACATTTATGCCTGTAATTCGTTTGCTCATAGTAGAGATAGGTAGATCCAAAACTAACTTTATTTCTGATTTACTTACATTGTCAGAACTTTCTGTATTGGTAACGACTTGCTTGATATTGTCATCGTCAATCTGTGTTTCTTGAACACCATCATAAATAGCTGTAACTGTGTATTTTACAGTATCTGAACCTCGTATTTCTTCATCGGTTAAAACCAATTCTACATTTTTAAACGTAAATGGATTGGTTAGTCTGTTTTGCTCTACAAACCAATTAGGGCCATACACTGTACTGCCATTAAATAAACTTCGATCAATATATCCTAACCATGCACCCTTTGCTTCAGATGATCCAACCTTCGCAATATTTCCAGGAAGCACTCGCAAGGTATCTCCAAATGGAATAATAGGATTTCGGTCTTTTTTATGAAAAGTTGTACCTACACTATACTTATCTATAATATCAATCCATCGATATTCACAATCTCCTGATCCTGTCCAAGTATTCGCATACCAACCTATGTCTGACATTTTAAATACATCTGCACTATTTGAAGCAGGAGTACCAGCTTGTGCTTCTGTTCCATACACCCCAATCCATGCTTTAGCATAGGTAAAAAAGTTTTGTGGAGTTGCACAATCAGCAAAACAAGTTGGATTCCAATTTACTTTCCCTGATGAAACATCTGAACCTGGATTCATTATTCCTTGAGCATCCTTACTACTACTTACTCGGTATAAAATACCTGAACTTGCAGTAGGGCTACTTACATTGTCAGTACCTACCATTAAATATTTGGCTCCTGAAGGAATGTTATATGCTTTATCAATAAAAGTAATTACAGTTGATGCAGTAAAAATTGAAGCGTTAATGTCATTTCCATAAAGAGCATTAATAATTGTGCTTGATGTATGAGAAGAATACTGTAAATAGATTGATCCTGCTCTTTGATACCATATTACAATGGATTCTGATTTATTACTGTTTTCCCCAAAATCCATTTTGGTAACTTGTTGTACAGTGCTATTAGATAAAGTGGTTCCCCATAAAGTCCAAGATGTTTCTGATGATAAAATATCCAATGTATATATTGTGGTTACATTGGAAGTATTAATTACAATCGTAAGATATTCGTGATTGACTTCGGATACACTTACACTTCCATTTGCATTTAGATTGTTGGTTTGAATTAAAGAAGTAAGACCTTTTGCATTAGCGACTGCTATTCCTGTTGTGGATATAACCGAAGCACTGTCCGATGTAGTAACCTTGTATAAAACATTTAATCCTATAGCAATAAAATATAGACTACCATTCGCTATTGTCATGTACGACTTTGTAGACAAAGCACTGGTAGAAAGCGTAATAGGAGAACCTTCCGATACATTTCCACTGGCATCACAAGTGTATTTTACCAGAAAATTAAAATTGGTTGCAGGACTTCCATCTTGGTAAGAATAATGAATATAAACACCCTCATTAAAAGCAATCATTCCACATACAGCAAAGTTGGTTTTTGTTTTGTAGGTATTGTAATTGGTTTCATTTAAATCAGAATAACTGGAATCTGTAGAACAATAGGCTAATTCTGTTCCGTTTCTTGCAATAGAAAGCACTCTTCCAACCGAAGAGGGCATGGGAGCAATCGCAATTTCTTCTATTGAACCCCAGTCTGTTCCACCGAAATCCACTGCTTCATCTACCAATACATGAGTAGAATGTTTTCCACCCCATCCTTTGGTACTTGCACCTGTGGTAAAAGTAGTTTCAAAAAAGTTTTTCCCACCCCAGGTTCTTGCGTTGTCGGTATTGACTCCAATTTTAGTAGTAGAAGGAATATGATCTGCTTTGTTATATACCCCAGCACCTGAAATACTTGCCTGTGGCGAAGCATTATCTTTACAATCTTGGACCAGCACATAATCATCCTCTACAAATCCATGAGCAGATGCAGTTTGAAACCAAACCACATCATTTTCTACCTGTAAATGATCTGTAACATCGGGCAATCCAAAATCAAACCACCAAAGTTTTACAACATTAGAATCATTTACTGTAACCAATAAATACCGATACCCATCTCCTGCATCATTCGGGCTTTGTGTACCCATTGAAAATTTATCCGAAACAAACGTATAAATATTATAGACTGTATAGGTGTTGGCTGGAGAAGTAGCGTTGTTTACAAAAGTTAAACCAATAGCAGGGATTCCTGATGGCGTTCCTGCACCAAAAGTTTTCTTTAATCTTCCTGCTTCAATCTTAAGATTCTTAATCTCCTGGGCTACGTTATCTGGTAGATCTTCCAGGTCTGCATTGGTTAATGCACCCTCAAAGTCTTTTATATCAATAAAATTTGCCATTAACCGACTGGATAATTAGGATAAATTGGATCAATCAAAGCATTGCTACTGGAATAGTCAAAAGGAATCCCTTCTCCTATTACTCCTGTAGCTGGATTCTGGTTATACTTACCCAGGTATTCATATCCCCTGGTTAAAGCATTGTTCATGCGATCAGGTTGGTTTGCTGTCCTCCATAACTCTGCTTCTGCAAACTCCAGGATTGCATCGTGAAATATGTCGTTTAATTCACAATTTACTGCTGGGGATGAAGTTGTCAATGTAGCTGGTGTTTTGATGTAATAGCAGTCTACATTTGCTGTATTGTTGTAAATATAAATTCTACCTTTGAAAATAAAATATACAGGTTCGGTTCCACTAAAGGATACCAGCCCTGTTGAAAAATCTTTTGCCATATCAAAGGATATTTTGCGAATAAAGTTACTACTGGCTATTCGTACACCCATAATCCCCAATGGTCCCCCAAATGGATCTGAAGCCAAGTCTCCTGCCTGGGTTGGAATAAAATAACTTTTAAAATGTGTATCTACATCGTTATCGGTTCGCATAGATATTCCAGTAACCAAAACATGAAGATCGGTAAGTAAATGAGGATTTAATGCCTGAATTACTTTGTCCTGGGCACGATTTAAGTATCGTTCCTTAATAGTATCCGAAAAAAGATCCCCTGCGGAATCTTCCATTCTGTCTCCCAATATGGTGTTCATTTCTGCTGTTGTCATGTTTTCTCCAGGCTAAACACCCCCCTTAAAAACAAGGGGGGTATTTTGTTATTCAGTTACTTAAGCGTAATCTCTTGGTGAATATAGATTCTCTACAACACAATGGGCTTTTCGGTTGGTCACAACCAAATTTCCATATGTGTGTACTTTCTGAACAAACGTGTTACTATTTGTATCTTCAATCATGTCAGATGCAGTGAATTTTGCACCAGAATTGAAGAACATATAGAGATAGTCTGTGTTAAGAAAATACATTCTTCCATCAAGATTATCTTCAGCACCAGATGTTGCCTGTGCTGTTACAATATCTTGATCTGCGACAATATCCACGCCTCTATATGACAGCCCCATAAAACCCATCTTTGCCATACGATCAGATTCCAGACTTCCACGTTTAAACTCACCCAATTCTGACTCAATAAGGTCATAATGGTATTGTGAACAAACAATAATGTCTGGGTTTTCACCTGTTTGGGCTCTTGCATTTGCAATACCACGAGCAAGGATCCTTAAGATATAAGTATTTTTACTTGGATCTTGCATATTTGCTTCTGTCAAGTAGTCAGCCACGTTTGACGGAGATTGAGTAGTATGCTCACCATCTGCATCTGAAAAAGATGTTACACCTAATACAGGAGTTTTCCACCAGGAGTTAGATCCTGGAGCAAGACCACCTACTGTGGTTGCATCATCGATAAGATAGGCCATAGGATTAAAAGCATCAGTATCCAATGTTCTTTTAAACATATTCTCTGCTACTTTCTTTTCTAAACCTTTCTGAAGGTTCTTTACTTTTGCACCAACAATGTTCTTAATAGCCTGTGGACTATTCATTAACAAAGTTTCTTCTTTGGTTAAGAGGAAATGCCCTGTTAACATGGTTGGATTGTACGATGCAGTCTTTGCAATCTCTGCAATGGCTGGTGCATAGGATCCTGCCTGATCATTTGCTACTAACGTATGCTTATCTCCAAATACGCCAAGACCACCTTCTGCATATTCTATTGGTACAACGATCTCACGACCATTGAATGTTTTTGCCTTGCCCTTCAGTATTGCGAGTAATGGATGAGACTTCTTAAAAAGGTTATCATACAAAACAGGCATATAATACTGCTGAATAAGGGCACTTATTGAGGCATGACTTGTTACTATAGACATATTATGTCTCCTTTATTCGGTATTTATGTGTTAAAAAAAGAAGCAACATCGATGTCATCGTAATTATTGATTTTGGTTTGTTTATCACTTTTGACACCCATATTCTTCTGTACATTGACAGGTACAGATGGCTTTGCTTTGGGTTGAACCTCTTCCACCTTTGGCTTATCAAAGTTCATTACCTTATAGGCTTCCTCCAGGGTAAGCAGTCTCCCATCCTTCTCATGTTTTTCGATGGCATAATCCAACACTTGCTGGACCTGTTCCTCTTTTAATGAGTATTCTGATTTGAGACTTGCCATAGACTGGTCTAACACCTTTTGTGCTTCCATCTGTGCCACTTGTTCCTGGGCTTCTTTTAATTCAGATTCCCAGGGATTCGGAAGATCCTTGTTATCCATCTGTAGGGACTGTGTGAACAGTTGCCCTGCTTCTTTACCGAGTTCATCTTCAATAGCTTCTTGCATCGTTTCGATGAAGTCATCCGATTCTTTTAATTTGGAAACCAACTGAACCAAAGGCTCTACTGCCCTACGCTGATCGGCTATCTCCTGGGCTTTCTCCGTATTGGATTTGTTCCAGGAATGCCTGTTATCAGCATCTTTTTTCCAAGATTCAATATCAGATTCAGTGTATCTGGAGCCATCTTCCGTTTCGTACACAAATGATTTTTCATTTGGGGACTCACTAACTGTTTGAGTTTGCTCTTCATTCACATCACCTGAAGGTTCTTCCTGTTGTGATTCATTGGTTTCTGCTGTTGTTTCGGCTGGTTCTGCTGACTCTGTGGTCACAGCCTGTTCTGTATTGGACTCCTGTGCTGATTGCTCTCCAGTAAAGAGTTCGTCAGGAATCGAAATGTTGTCGTAATCACCATTAAGAGAGGTATCTTCACTTACTTGTAAACCACCACTATAATTTCCTACCTGGATCTGCTCTGATTCAGGTGTTACTTCTAAATTTGTTGTTCCTACTACGTTTATATTTGCCATGATTATGTTCCTTTCAGTTGGTCTTTCGACACTGGTTATTGAGTAAAAAAAAAGCCCAATGACTACCAGGTTCATCCTGATACATCACTGGGCTTCTTGTTTAAAGATTGTCCCTATGTTTTAAAGGTTACTTCATTCTTTCAGTTTAATGCTTTTCCTTTCATTGATATTGGCTACGCCACCTTCAAAAAAATTAATTTCAATTTTTCCTGTAAACTTCTTGGCTATCTTCATCTGTAAATATGTAAATAGCTTTTTCATTTCTTAATTGCAAAAAACATAAGTAAGACTGTTCTATTCCCCTTATGAGGTTCTACCATGTGTCTTACAGGGTTATTGAATTTTCCTGCTGTATAAATCACGCCATTTAAATAATGGTCTTTTACTTCTTGAGGTTCACCATCTACCTCAAAATAAATATTTCCACCTGTAAAGTTTTCAGGAGGTGTTAATAATGCTGTGGTCCCATACTCACACCAGGCCATATGGTTATCTACAAATTTATCATTCAATAGTTTGCATCCATCAAAATGCCAGGGATGTCCTTTTGGTCGTGTCTCAATTCGCCAATAGCTTGGAGATCCCAATACGAACTCCTGGTCATCAATTTGCTTTTGATACCTTTTTGCTATCTTTTGCACAATTTCAGAGGAAAAGTCAGAATTGAGCCTTTGAGAATGCCCCATATCCTTGAGATCTTTTGCTTCGTCAGGGGTAAGTAAGCCTGTTATTTCCTGAAACAATTAATATCCTTTGGATTTTGCTAATGCTTTCTTGTACTTCTTCATCCCTGCTTCGGTGTACTTGTACTTCTTTGTTTTCCCTTTGACTTTTAACTTTGGCATACTATCTCCTTATATTGTATTGATGGGCAGAAAAACTTACTCAACTCAAGCCCTGGGTTGATCCATTCCTGGATCTTCCTGCCCACCAACCAAACCAGCTACTGTGATTATTCTTTCCTGGATCTCTCCTGGTAAAGATTGAAAATCTGGTGATTCTGTTAATGCTGGGTTCTGCATAACCATTTGTGCTAATGCTTCCTCCCCTGGTCCTCCTGGTCCTTCTTGCATGACCTGGGCTACTAACTGACCTAACTGCTCTTGCATCATTTCAGCTTGTTCTACTTGTTGCTTGGGAGGAACTTGTTGGTTTCGTACATACCAGCTTTGAATAATATCTTGTTTATCAGGAACATTTAAAGCATTGACCACTTCTTCAATACCATATATACCAGCTTCAAATAATTGAAGGGCTCTTTCTTCATTGGCTACCCTACCCTGGGCATATCGGGATCCTGTGGTAACGTCTACATCAAATTCACTGTCCTGTAATCGTTTTGCAGTACCAGGATCAAAGGATGGTGTCCCTTCCAGGTTTCCATCTGCATCGTATACAGCCATTGGATTAAACTCAGTAAATTGAAATTGTCCTTCTGCATCTCTTTCACGAATAGATCGGATCTCTTCATCAAAGGTCAATATCATCTGGACCATAAACTCACCAATCTCTTTGGTAAGCCTTGCTACTTC